ATGGCAGTAGTGCAGTCGATAATGACAGCAATACTGGCGCAGGGTGGACAGTAGCCAGAGGTGGTGTGGGAATATTCACAGTCACATTGGGTGACACCTATCCTGGCATTTTATCAGCAACGTGTTCCGTAGCATTGAATGCAGTTGCAGATACTAAAGTCCAGTTTGGTGCAATTGATGTTGCATCAGCAAAAACGCTGGTTATTAACGTTATAACAACTGCGAGTGCTGCTGACATTGCAGCAAACGCAAATAATCGTATCCATTTTTGTCTCGTTCTACGCAACACTGATATGACCAAATAAAGGAGGTATCTATGATGAGTAGTGGCAAAGACACAGCAATGATTATCCTGGGGAAGGGTAAGAAGAAAAGGCATCCTGAACCAGATGACATGCTGGAAGAAGATGAATACGAAGATGAAGAAATGGAAGAATATTCTGAGGAACAGCATGAAATGGCAGAAGAGCTTATTGACGCAGTAAAAAGCGGAAGTAGCGAAGCTGTACTGGATGCGATTCACGGAATTTATAACAGTTATTGAAGGTAGAGAAATGACTGATATTGTAAGTTTAAGTGAGCTGCGCTTACTGGCGCAGCAACGTGCTGACATGGAAAATTCGCAATTCATTACAGATGATGAGTGGCGCAGGATGATAAATCGAGGGTACGCAGAGCTGTATGATCTGATAGTAACATCAGCAAACAGTGAAGACTATTTTCTAAAATCCGGTACAATTTCCCTGGTCAGTGGAACTGCAACTTACGATCTTCCAACTGATTTCTACAAATCGCGGGGTGTGGACCTGAACACCGGTGGTGCAAAGGTTCCACTCCGTCGATACAACTTTTCAGAACGTAATGTGGGAGGACTATATTCAGTAGCATCTGACATGCGTTATCACATTCAATCAAATTCGATAGTTTTCAATCCTGAACCAAGTGCAAGTGATACTGTCACGATTTACTACATTGCATCACCACGGAAATTTCTTGAGTACACAACAACAGCAATTGGGCGCGGATCTACAACTCAGTGGACAATCGGCACAAATTCCTTCCAGGTAGGTGATTTACTGGATGGAGTGGATTTCCTGGCAGATGATTATAACGTACCACAAACTGTTACAGCAGTGGCAGCAGCTACTGTAAATACTGATCTTAATTCTGCAGGTCTTGCAGATCCATCAGTTTTTGGAAAGATTGAAAGCAGGTACGATTTCTACAGTGGTTGGGATGAGTTTGTAATTGTAGCAACTGCAATTTCTGCACTCATAAAAGAGGAGGCAGACGTAAGTGCGTTATTTGCCGTAAAGCAGCAGATCCAGGACCGTATCATTGCAGTCTCAGAGATGCGTGATTTGGGCGAACCAACAACGGTCACTGACGTAAGTAATTACAATTCACTCTGGAATACGGCAACAGGATGAGTAGGATTTCATTTACACAACTGGCAAGCGGAAATGCAGCAACAGATCAGCAGATGGGTTATATTGCCACCGCGCTCAATCCACTTTTTCAGCTGCCTTTTGCGTCGGGCAATCGTGTCCAGGATGTTGAGATAACCACTGCAGACACTATTGTAGATCACGGTCTAGAGCAAGCACCGGAGGGATGGATAATATTAAAGCAGGATGCTGCACAGGTAATATATGAATCGGCAACAGCAAATGATTTCCCAGAAACAACAGTAATCCTGAAGGCAGGCGGAACTGTAACAGCAGATTTATTTTTCTTCTAAAAATTACTATGGCAACAGCAGGAACTAACATAACTAGCATTGCAAAACCAGGTGTGGGTACGACTGCAGGTCCGCAATGGGCTACTGACTTAAACACTTCTCTGGATGCAGTGGATTCACACGATCACTCGACGAATAAAGGCGTGCGCATAACACCAGCTGCAATCAATGTTAATGCAGATATGGAGTTCAATCAGAACAGTGCTAGTGAACTAAAAAATTTGATCTTTGACAGTAGTGTTACAGCAGCGACAACAGCGTACAGTCTTTATCAGGCAGGCGGAAATTTATACTGGCGCAATGGTTCAGGAACAGCTGTGCAGGTTACACTTGGTTCTGCAGTTAATTCTGGAAGTGGTTCAATTTCGGGAATGACCGGCACAGATGCAGGTGTATCGTATGCAGATGGATCTAAAACATTCAATTTCTTTACTGATTCAGGAAATCAAGATTATGGGAAAATGGCGCACGCAGACCTGCTGCTATTTAAGTTTTCTGATGATAATTCTGCAGACACCGATTATGTGACCGTGGCGTGTACTGCAGGTGCGTCTGGTTCTTCAGGCACAATATATGTTCCTGCAGAATCTGGAACTTTTTTGACAACTGCAACCAGTTATGCTGGAGCAATCAACATTGCAACCAGCAATTCAAATAACAATATTGCACTGAAACCACATGGGACTGGTTTTGTCCTGGTAGGTAATGGAGGTGCTACCGGAAAGGTCACTTCTAATGGCGCGTATGACCTAATTCTTTCCACTAACAGCGGAACTAATTCAGGAACTATTACAATTACAGATAATTCAAATGGGAACATCGACATCACACCAAATGGCAGCGGGGAAGTTAATATTTCAAAGGTTGATATTGATGCAGGTGCAATTGACGGTACTACAGTAGGGGCATCTTCACACACAACCGGTAAGTTTACCACCTGTGATGCAACCACTGATTTTACTATTGGTGGCACTGTAATTACTAATAATACAATTACTGATGATGGAACACTGTCAATCGTGGCAACTACAGCAATTACGCTCGATGCAAATACATCCCTGGCAGCAGGGCATGATCTGGAAACATCAACAACAGGAAAATTTAAAAACAAAGGGGCTTTTTTACAAAGTTCTACTCATCAAGCATTAATGTTAGGAGGTTAAAATGACAATCCCCACTGGTAGCGGTTCGGAAACTTTGAAGATAGCACACATTGCAGGAGTAACAAATAGTGAGAATGTACTTATAAATGGTGTAGCAAATCACATCTACTCTATATTAACAATTACTATATGTGAAACGGCCGGAGCAGCTGAGACATTTGATTTATATATTGACGATGATGGCGGAGGTACTGATTACTATATTTTAAAAGATTTCGCAATAGGTAGTAAAGAGACATTTATCTACGATAATAGGTTAGTCCTGTCAGGTACGGATCACCTGTGTGCAATTACTGCTAGTTCTGCGGATCTTGATATTACAATCAGTTACATAGATCAAGACTGGACATAGGAGAGAAACCAATGAGTGGTAAAATTAATTCAGCAGGCAGCAGATCAGGTATCATTTCCAGGAATGAACTCGATTATCAGGAGGGGCTTTGGACACCAACAAATAGCAACTACACAATGAGTGCTGTATCAGGCCGTTATGTGAAAACAGGCACGCTAGTTATTGTCTGGGGGAAAATGGTATTTAGTGCTACAACCAGCGGATCAACAATGTGGTCTGGACTACCCTTTACTTGTAATGCTGACGCTCAAACGACAGGATGGGGTGGAACATCATCAATGCACAACATTGACTTTGGAGGCACTCAATCTTTTCCCAGGGTGGCTGAAAATAGCCAAACCTGGAATTTTTATGGTTTCTCAGACGGAGGTGGTTTTGATGACTCATTTAACGTCACGTCTGGGGATCAATGTTCGTTTGTTATTTTTTATAAAACGGATTAGTAATAATGAAAAAACAACTATCACTGGATGAACAGATCCAGGCAGCGGATACCGAACTTGATACGATATTGACAAAAATAAATGAATTAGCCACCCGCCAGCAGCGCCTTATTGGATACAGGCAATGCCTGGTCGACATGAAGGAAGGTAATGCCACTCCAAAAAACACTGGTTGAAGTTGATATAGTTGCTGGTCTGGACACTAAAAATGATCCTAAACTAACACCTGCACTTACTGATTTAAAAAATGGCAGGTACACTGTAGGCTCGCAAATAAGCAAACGTCTAGGCTATACCTCAATTTCGCAAACAATTTCTGGCACAACGGATCTGCTTTCATCCGGTGATGGTCTAACATCTTTCCAGGATGAGTTGCTTGAGTTCTCTGGATCGAGACTTTACAGCTACTCATCTTCAGTAGAAAGATGGACCGATAAGGGCGGATTCCAGAGTGTAAAAATTGATTCAGATGATGTTGTACGGAACACAAGTGAGGCTAAAAACCAGGACTCCTGTATTGCTTCTGGCTTGATGCTCTTTGCCTGGGAACAGTATTCAGTAGCTGGTGCATTACAAGGAGTTTATGCATCAGTTTTTGATTCAGTTTCAGGTGCAATATTCCAAACAGCCACTTTAATTGATGCAACTGCAATTAATCCCAGGTGCATTGCACTTGGTCCAAATCCTACATTGTGCTACCTGGACACAAGCTCAACACCATACCTATTAAAAACTGTTCAGGTTGATACAAATAATCCGGTTGCGTTTAAATCAGCAGAAACGGTTTCCTCATCCGTAAATAACACAAATCCAGTTTAT